AGGGATCACGTTCGGCTCCGCAGAGCACCTGAAGCCGTACGGGGCGGGTCCCGCTGGTAGCTGAGGGGCTGCAGAAAAAAGGGGGTACGAAGAGCGCAGGCGTGGCGGGGAGACGAGTGCGCGCGCCAGGAGCAGAGGGCAAAATGCGGGCATGACTATCACCGATCAGCCCCCCATCCCGGTTGTCCGGGTGTCACCCACCGGCAGTGCTTTCACCACCAGCACGGACGTGGCTGCGTTCTTCGACAAGCGCCACAGTCATGTACTGCGGGCCATAGAGGGCCTGTTGAGCGACTTGAGAGAGCACATTCATTTGGAGGACCACGCGGACGTAGAAGACCAACGGGATGATGAGGACCATCAGCCCAAAATTGGGCTGATGGTCCTCAAGGATCTATTCGAGGCGGCAGAGGTGGAGGTCAGCATCGGGAGTGGTGCCGTCCGACGCGACCCGATCTACAACCTAAGCCGTGACGGGTTTGCGCTGTTGGCCATGGGCTTCACGGGCAAGCAGGCGCTCACCTTCAAGCTGGCCTATATCTCGGCGTTCAACGTGATGGAAGCCAGACTGCGCCAACCTTATGTGCCGCCCTTGGCAGAGGATCTGGCGTTCGCCAAGGGCCTGCGCATCAAAGACAAGCTCATGCTCCACGAGCAGGCCTACAAAGCTTCACGAGCATTGAGCGTAGCCACCAACGAAGACGAACGCCGGCAAGCCTATTGGCAGCTGTATCAGGTCAACACGACCCTCGGTATTCCAATGCCCACCATGGAAGCCTTGGGAGTGGTGCCCTTGGCTGCCAGCAACCGATTGCCGAATGGCCCAGACCTGGGCGACGGGTGCAGAAGAAGCACCTCGTGAAGTGCGCAGGCGTGGCGGGGAGACGAGTGTGCGCGCCAAGGCGGTCGGGATTGGTCACGCCTGGTGCTTCCTCAAAATAGGAGGGCACCGCTTTGGGCGACTGACCACCCCGTCTTGAACCATCCCCTTGGCAAAGCGCCTGCCCGGCTTCGCAGACGCTCAGCAACTGCGACGGAGACGGCCCGGGGTGCAACGGTCTGCCAGCTCACGGTAGTGCAGGCGTGGTTGCGCGCGGGTACCATCTGCTCACACGAAAGGAGGCGACCATGGCATTCGCAGTACCTGGTTACACAAAAGGTCAGGTTGATCGAGCGGGCAACGCTTTGCGTCAAAACCCCCTCGACCCCGCAGCCGTTGCTGCAGCGATGCCGATCATCACCAACTGGCGATCCGCACATGCGTATCCGCTCAACACGTTCCAAGCTACGTTGCGGCATAAGCTCAAGGCCCTTGGCCTCGATGCGACAAGTGCTCCTGTAGGCCAGCGCCTCAAGCGTCTGCCATCTATTGCAGGCAAGCTTCAACGCTTTAGAGCTATGGATCTTTCGCGCATGCAGGACATCGCAGGCTTGCGAGCAGTAGTGCCAACTCCAGCAGCACTGCGGAATATTCGCAGCGCATATGTTGATAACACTAGCTTTCCTCATGAGCTGCGCAGTCAGCACGACTACGTGCAAGACCCGAAGGATGATGGGTATCGAAGCATTCACCTGATCTACCGATACAAGAATGCCAAGGCACCAGCCTATGACGGGCTGCATGTCGAGCTTCAGCTGCGCACAAGGCTCCAGCATGCGTGGGCGACCGCGGTGGAAACCGTCGACACTTTTGCCAACCAAGCGATCAAGGCTGGCCGGCCAACTCCACAATGGGCAGAATTCTTCTTGCTCGCCAGCGCTGCCTTCGCCGCTATGGAAGGTACGCCCATGCCCTTGGCGCTCAGAGGTGAGGCCTTCTCAGAAATCGTTGATCGGCTACGCACAGTCGAGGGCGCACTGAACGTAATACTGAAGCTGCGTGGCTTCAGTGTTGCAGCGGATAAGATTCAGCGCATCGGCCGAAACGTCTCAAGCTACCATCTTGTTGTGCTCGATACTGATCGCTTTGATCTTCAAATCAAGTCCTTTGCCGCTAGCGAGCTCGCTGACGCCACTGCAGCCTACGCAGCCGTTGAGGTCAGAACAGCCTCAGGCGAGCCGCTAGATGCGGTATTGGTTGCTGGTGGCAGCGTCGACCAGTTACGACGCACTTACCCCAACTACTTTCTCGACGCAAGCGTTTTTGTGAAACGCATATCCGCGCTATGCAGTGGCACCGTTGGTATAAGCACAGTGAAGAGGAAAGGACTCGCTCGCGCTTAATCCCCGCTTCCCCAGTAGGGCCATAACACTGCAGTGAGAGTAGTCACGTCTTCATTTGGCGGGTTCGACACGCTGAACCAAGATGACAATCTCTCGCAATTATCGAGACCAGATACCGATGGCACCATCACCGTGAAAGATATCTACGGCATACGAAAACGGATTCAAATGGCACGCGACCACGCATCTGGAGGCGGGGAACAAGGTCTCATCTATGCTGCTCTGGAGCTGCGGTTTTGCATGGAAGCTGTGGCATATCGGCAACTGTCAACCTACAACGAGCAGATCCGCTCCCAGCTTTCGAAGGAGTGGAATCCGAGCAGAATCATCAGGACCCTCGCGCTGTTCGATGAACTCAGTGATCAGACCGCGGAATTTTCAATCGCGGTGGATCCACCAGCAGACCTCACCGAACGACTTGGCGATGAGCCAAATAGCTGGGTTCAAGGGCTGGAATTTCTCGTCATCGGGAATGCCTACCGCATCCCATGGAAACAATTCGGCCGGGTATATAGCACGCTCGGCTCATTTCTACACCTTGATAAAACCGCCAACAACCTCTACCCGAAACTGGAAAAGCTGGAAAAGGTGTTCGCGATACTTGACCAGGTAGCGGACTCAACATTGATCGCTGGGCTCAACAACATCGCAGCTACGGAGTGCCAGTGCGGTTCAACCCTGGTGATCGGTCCGATACATCAGCGGGGCGAATCTCAGATCAATTGCGCGAACAAGGCTTGTAACGCGGTATACACCGCGAACCCTAACGTGCCGAACGTCATCTCACCGGTTCCAGGACAGATGCTGACCTGTCCCTGCGGGGCCAACGTGCCATTCGAGCGTACGCGTATGCTTGGAGTTCATATCTGCCCGTCTTGCCACATGCCCGTCCGCGCTCGCATCAACAAGCAGGCGGTAAAAGCAGGCGGTATTAGCCCGGGCTAGGGCCTGAGCGGTGCGCCACTCCCCGGCCAGCGTCTGGACCACAGGCGAGACAGCCGGCCATTAGAAAGCCGCCCGTAGGCGGCTTGTGCTGGACGCTGTGATTGGCGTGGTTAGCGGCCAAGCAGCCGGGAGCGAGCTACGTCGTGATAATGGCCGGTCATCTCGATCCCCGTCCAGCTGTAGCCTTCAAGGCCGGCCGCCACCAGCGTAGTGCCCGAGCCGGCAAATGGATCGAGGATATGGCCGCCCTCTTCGCAGATGCGGACCAGCTGCCGCATCAGGTCGGTTGGCTTGCCGGTCAGATGGTGTTTGTCCGCCTTGCGCACGCTCTCTCGCACCACGCCAGGCAGTACGGGCGCTCGGCGCTTCACGGGCATGTTGCCCTTGCTGCCCCAGACCACGTACTCGGCTTGGTTGCGGAAGCGCCCCAGCTGCGGCCGCACGCCCTCAGTTTTGTCCCATACGGCGATGCCGCGCCACGTGAAGCCCGCGCACTGCAGGGCATCGGTCGTGAGTGGCAGCTGCCGCCAGTCGGTGAACAGCAACACCGGTGCGCCCTCCTTCAGCACGCGGGAGCACTCGGCGAGCCAGAGCCGCATCCATGCCAAATGGGAGCGCTGGTCGCGTTCGTCCCCGGCGAAGTCCTCGTGGGCGTGGCAGCCGTACTTGGTGGCCGGCGAAACCTTACGCGCGGCGGCATGCGTACCGCCGCTGGCATAGGGCGGATCAGTGATGAGGGCGTCGAAGCTGGCGGCCGGCAGGGTCGGCAGGATGGTCAGGGCGTCGCCGTGGATCAGTTGGTTGGTCATGAGAAGAGCCTTCATTGAGTCGCTCGCGGCGATCCGTGGGGAGGCTCTCGGCCTTCATGTGGTTGAGCACACCGCAGCGGGTGCACTTAATCTGCAGGTCATAGGTGCCCGCCGCGCGGGCCAGCAAGCGGGCGCAGTCGCCGCAGCGCAGGTTGATGAGCACGACGGTCACTTGGATGCCGCGCCCAGGTCGAACGCGCTGAAGCGGATCACCTCAACGCCCAGCCATTCATTGATGGCCAGCATGCGGGTCTGCAGTGGTTCCAGCTCCAGCGCGGCCCATACGGCCGCCGCATCGCGGATGGAACCGAACCCGCCACTGTTCTGGGGCACGATCCCCAGCAGCTGCGGTGGCACCCGCAGCGCGGCGAGCATGTCGTCGCGGGTGGTGCTCTTGATGCTGTTGAATTCGTCCTTGGCGGCCACCTCGCTGACGGGGATCAGCTGCACGCCGTCCTTCTTGCCGTTGGGCGAGTGCAGGAACAGGTTGCGGAAGTTGCCCGGGCCACGCGCCGACTTCAGCGCCTCGCGAAGCGCGGCCACGTCGGCGTCGGCGACCTGGGCATCATTGAGGTACAGGATGAAACCGGCATGGGAGCCGTTGTTGTAATACTTGCGGCGGAACAGCGTGGCCGATTCGTTGAGCAGCGCAGCCTGCACGGCGGGCATCCATTCGGGGATGCCGTAGATCTCCTGGTCAACGTCCACCTCGCGCAGCTGATACACCGAGCCCGGCTTGAACTCGTGCTCAACGCGCCCTGCCCTGACTTGGAAGAACTCGCCCTCCTCCACGCCGCGCCGGGCGTACTGCGCCATCGGCACCGACAGGCTGTGCGTTGCACCGGACAGCGCCTGCCGGCGCTCTACGTAGGCCATGCCAAAGGTGATGAAGTCCAAGGCCAGCTGGGCGAACTGCGAGCGCGACAGCAGCGCATGCGGCTCGAACTGGCGCACCAGCATGTTGCGCTTCAAGGTCAGGCCGCTCTGCAGATACGGGTTCGCCTTGGTGGTGCGGGACAGGCCGTTCAGATCCACCGGCGGCTCGTAGAAGCGCCCGTTCTGCCAGCAGTCCAGGTAGTCCATGATGCCGCGCGTCTCCAGCACCGGTGTGGGGTCGCCAAAGGTGAAGGCCTCCATCCGGCCGGCCGAGGCCTGCGGCAGCGTCTGTGCACTGTCGTTCATCAGTAAATCTCCATGGTGCTGCTGGCGGCCATGCCGCCCTCAAGGGGTTCGTTCTGCAGGGCGTGCATCACCGCCCACGCCAGGTCTGCGTGGCCGGTCACGCGCGAGCGCCCTGCGGTGTAGGTGATCTGGCGGCCGCTGGCGGTCATCGTCTTCTGGATGGCCATCAGGGACTGGGTGAAGTCAGTCCAGCCGGCGTCGTATTCCAGCCGTTCGTTCTTGATCACGTCGAATGCCTTGAGCACCAGCCGTGTCTTGACCTCGGGCGAGTAGCTGAAGGTCACCACGCCGGGGAAGAACTGTCGGACGAGCTGGGCCACGCCGGTGCCCATGCCCGTGGTGTCGATGCCGATGTACGTCACCCAATAGCGCTGGGTGATCTTGCGGATGAATTCGGCCTGCCCGCCGAAGTCCATCCCTCGGAACTGATGGCGCTCCAGCACCCGGAACTTGCCGCCCGGCTCCTGCGGCGGTGCCAGGACGACGAGGCCGGCACTGTCGCCGCTCTCGGCCGGGTCATAGCCGACCCACACCGGGCGGTCACCATAGGGACGGATCGCGAGCGGCTTGTAGTCCGCCGCCCAAGTCACCCAGCTGTCGACCATGCACGGCTGCAGCATGGTCAGCGGAAAGACGCTGGCGCTGTCGTCCACGAACTCGCACATCAGCAAGTTGGCGAATTCCTCGGCGCTGTAGTCGCGGCGGAGCTCCTCGATGTCGAACAGGTCACAGCCGCGGCCGTTGGCATCGAGGACGGTGACGATCTGGCGCCAGATCGCGTCCTCGCACAGCTTGCCGCCTTGCAGGCGGTCGTGGGTCACGTCGATGTTG